CCTGAAAACACTAAATGAAGCCCGTGGTGGGTGGAAAACTTTATTGCTGGCTGCTGGCGTTGCTGGAACAGCCGGAGCTTTAGTCTCGAAGGTTTTGCCATTTCTCAGCGGAAAACCGTAGCGTAAGGACAATGAGTGAAGGAACTAATTTTATTCGTATGTGCATTTTCCAATCCACAATGCGAAAAGTACCCAGAGAAAATAGTTGTGGAGTATGAAAATAATGTCTTATGTCACAAAGTTGCTCAAGAAGCAGCAGCTGCGATCTTGCGTCAAACTGATAGACTTATGTCTTACAGCTGCGATGGTAAGCAGTATTTTCCTCATCCCGATCCTCCTTATCTTCCTGTTCCAGATGATCATACGATAGGTTAGACGAATGGGATTTTATTTCGGTCAAAAATCCATAAAAGAACTTAAAACTTGCGAGGATGCTCTCCAGATAGTGGCTAGACAGGCCATACAAGGCCATATGGACTTCTCAATCATTGAAGGGTACCGAACCCCCGAAAGGCAAGAGATGTTGTTCAGGCAAGGTCTAAGCAAGATTGACGGCATTTTAATCAAAGGAAGGCATAATTATGAACCCTCAAGAGCTTTTGATGTTGTTCCTCATCCAATGGTGTTAAATAATATTTCGGTGTGGAAGGAACCTGAGCGGTTCTACATCTTGGCTGGTGTGATGCTGACAGCTGCAAAAAGCTGTGGTATTGAGGTTAGATGGGGAGGGGATTGGGATGGAGATGGTTCAACAAAAGACCAAACATTCCATGACTTAGGACATTATGAACTGTTTAACTAGACTGTTTAACTAGAAGGAGAAAGAAGATGGAAGCGTTATTAAATATCTGGTCATTAATTCCTGAATGGATTCAGGCGTTGTGCGGGCTTGTTAGCGCCGCAACGGCGGTGACGGCTCTGACGCCCTCAAAATCGGACGATCATATGCTAAACTCGATCCTTAAAATCCTCAACATGTTGGCCGGTAATGTTGGTCACAATAAGAACGCCGATGCTGAGTAGCACGTTTTTTGTTGGTGGGCTCCTATTTGCTGTAGTGGGGATAGCTATGTGGGTCACTTATCGTTGGGGCAGAGCGGACGAAAAGCGGATCGCATCCGAGGATGCTGTCGACAACGCGAGGAAACGACATGAAATCGACGAAGATGTGGCTGGTATGTCTGACGTTGAGCTTATTGAGCGGCTGCGTAAACACCAGTGATGGCTGCTCTTGGGTAGAAAGGATTACTGTTGATGAAGCCGACGTACTGGCGAGGGCGACCCAGGAGCAAATCGTAGCCCACAATATGGCAGTTGAAGAATTTTGTCGTTAATTTTTAAGGCTGAAAATCAAGGCCATTATAAACTCCATCATCAAAACATTTGTATGAAAGAATTTTAATTTCATACCGATCAAAAAGAAGTGTCTTTTCTTTTTGTAAAGTTGCTATTGCTGCTTCTGTTTGAGAACAAGTGTTTAGAAAAAAGTGAGCTTCTCCGCTTTGCTTAAATTTATCACAAGTTGGCTCGGCAGCAAGACAGAAATACACGACCAGAAGAGCTTTTTCCATATGAATTTTCCTACTCCATAAAAAAAGGGGCACCTGCTAAGGTGCCCCTGATTTCAGTTCTATTTTGATTGCTTGAGAAATCTCCAGCAGAGAGCTCGCAAGCTCGGCGTTGTGGTCGGGTTTGTTAAATGCTTGTACGCTTCCTTGGTCCACTTTATGACCATCTCTTTCGTCGCTGCATCCATTTTCTTAGCCTCCTTGTCAGCTTGTTGTACACAGCCCAGAACATCATTGTCCGACCATGTATGTTGCAGTTGAGCCGACGCCCAACCGTGATGTACGTCTCAAAGGTGACATGCCCATAGCCCTAGTCTTTAGGGCAATTGTTCGCATCATGGCAGCCATTGACCCGTGAGGATGTTTTGGCTTTTTGCGACCTTTGTAAAACAGTGCAATCAATTCCTTGATTGGCACATCTTTCCTGCTGGCACACACATGATTGTATAGCAACAGCTCATTGTCGTTTAGTTTTACCATTCTTCCTCCTCCAGCCAGTTTCTGATATCACCCAGAGCCATGTCACTGACTGTCTTCTTGTTACGCAGGTTGCGCAGAATTTTAGCATCAACAGAGCCGACACCGATCAAGTCAGTATACACTACGCCACCTGTCACGCCGATCCTATGGATCCTGTCTTCAGACTGCCAACGCTCAATTGAGTTGTCGGAGTTTGAATAGTAGACTGCTCGTCTGCACTGGCCTTGAAGATTAAGGCCAACACCACCAGCTGCAGGATTGCTGACAAAGTATCTGGGAGAACCTTCCTCTTCACTGAGGAATCGCTCAATCGCTAGTTTGCGCTCTTTGTCGCTGGTTGCCCCATAATAAGTGACACAGTCGTCACCAAGCATGGACTTGATTAACTCAATGTCCTTAACAAAGCGTGCCCATATGATGACCTTTCCTTCAATACTTTCCAGGCACTCTGCCAGAGCTGTGAGGCGTGGGTTCTTCTTCTGACCCTTTTCAATCATGATGATGTTCTCATCATCATCAACCATAAACCCGCTGGCAATTTGCTGCATGCGCATCACTGCCACAGCAGCATTAGAAGCAGTTGAGATTTCACCAGAATCAATCTGGGTGATAAGCAACTTCTTCATCTCCTTGATCATGGACCTCTGCTTCTTACTCAGATCAAATTTCCATCGATCGTAAGCCTTCGGCAAGATGCCAATGTCTTCCTTGGTGGCCCTGAATGTGTAGGACTTAACTTTCTCTTGCAGCCTCTCAACATTCTTATGGCCAACTATGGCTCGTCCTTCAAAGCCTCCCATGATGCAATACTCATTGCGGAAGGCTGTGATGTAACGGATGCCTATGATCCTTTCATCAAGCCACTTGAACTGGGCCCACTCTTCTGTCAGGTCTTTGGCGATTGGGGTACCAGTTAAGGCCAAGCGATAGTCAACACAGTTGCCAAGCTCATTGGCAGCTTTCCATCGTTTGGATTTAGCATTCTTGATGGTGTGGCTTTCGTCCACAATCATCAGCACCTTGCCTTTGTGGCTCTTGATGAACTCTAAACAAGTGAGCCTGCCCTTTGCAGTCTTTATGCCATCAATGTTGATGGCCAACCACTTAAGGTCCTCTCCCTTGCACAGCTCTTCTGGCAGCAGGAACAGTGGACAGATTAGGTTCAACTGGGGCCAAACTCCGGCTGTAAACTCACAGCCTGAATGTGTAGGGAGCTGCTCATCCACCCACTGGCGGTGAACACCCTTGGGGGCAACCACCAATACACCAGTGATTTTGCCAGCACAAAACAGCCCACCAGCATGGTCAATTGCGACCTTTGTCTTGCCGGTTCCCTGCTCCATGAACAGAGCAAATGATTTCTGGGCTGTGCAACGCTCCAGAGCTATGATTTGATGGTTGTAGGGTGTGGTCTTCTGTTCATATGGTGCAAAACCTAAGGCAGTGCTGAGATCGTCCCCCTGCACCAAAATAGGGTCCTTTATATCAAGGATTATGCCACCCTCCTTCAAGACCTCCATATTGTGGTCAGTAGCCTCCATCTTGAGGCCACCTCCCTTGAGCCATTTGCGCCGACCCTCCAGCCGTGGCAACACCATCATGATTGCTGGGGTCATCCGTGTGTGGAGGGTGGCATATTTGCCTTCAATTGTCAACAACATAACTTGTATCCTCCAAGGTTCGGAGTTCGCTTTTTTCATTGTATTCCAAAACTCCAGGGAATTATTATTTCTTTTCTTAATTCCCTGAAAGTCTTGAAACAAGTAAAAATTACGAACTCCGAACCTCACTTTTGTGTGAAACCAAGGATTTAGTTTTTCGGTGAATTCGCTCACCGAGCCTCCACGAACTTGTGTTGGATGTCCCAACGAAGGTGATGGCTCTCGCCACCGGAAGCTAAATAGTCCTCATACAAGATACCGGGATTGTCCTGGACAATCTTGAATGCATGCCAGCCATGCGACCCTGCTTGTCTGGGATTGCCGTCAACGATGGGAAAGAGACCCTTCCCGTTGTTGCCAGCTGGACGTCCCCGGTTGTCGTCCTTGGGGCCAAGAGTCTTGGCCAGCTCAGTTGTGCGCCTAATGCCAGACTCCCTGTTTGAGAACTTCTTGACGGATGGGATGATGTCGCCGGTCTGTTTCTCAACCTCAATAGCAAGGTTGTTGTATTCAGCAGCGAGTTGCTTTAAAGTCAGTCTTGAATAATCTTTGGCCATTATGGCCTCCTCTTCTTTGGTTGGTGGGCACTTGGCCCTGATACCCAAAAACCCCGGCCACCTCCTAAGAGGCTCCGGGGCATGGGAGCGTTTAGCTCGCTGTTTTATTAAGCTGCCATTTCGTACAGCTTTTGCTCAACATCAATCTTATGCCGAGCGATGTCGCCGACCCATGCACGATGCATGCGAGTGGCGTTGTTGCGTCCAGCAACGTGATCACCCCAGTGGGTGACACCGTTTAGGACTCCCCACCCAGTACCAGGAGCAGCACCAGGAGCATTGTTGATTGAGTTGATGATCTCGCTCAACACTTTGGGCTGGGACTCAGGGAGCATGATGTCGTCGTAGGCTTCGCTCTCTGCGACCTTGGGTATTATCGTGGGCACGATCACCTCACGAACAGCATCCTCAATGCCGATTTTGAGTTTTGAGATTGTCTTAAATCTCTTCTCGGCAATAATCAGATGATTGTGAGCCTCGTTGACCTTCTCCTTGGCAGCTGCGACGTCGAACTCTGTCAGATGGTTCTGAGAGTAGTTCAGGTCGGAGGAGCCTTCAGCCATCGCCAGCGTGTTAGCGCAGACGACCCTGACAGTGGTGGTGCGGATCTGAGTGGACCTGCCAACTTCCATCGGTGATGTGATCAGCAGGTAGCCATGCACTTCGTCACCCTTGCGGACTGAGAAGGTATGGTCCAATTTGGCCAGACCCCAGACAGTGCGACCGCCACGCAACGAGCCAGCTGTCTCCAGCTTGGCCCCACCAGCTTCAACATACTCGCGCATGAAGCTGATAGTCTCTTCCGGCTGGAACGGTGTCCATGCTCCGGAGCAAACACTCATGACCTTGTTGTCTGTGTTACGGGTCAGAGCGAACTTGTCATCGACTGGCAGGGCATCACCGTTGGGCAACTTCGCAACCAGCGGCAACTTCTCAAGACGCCAGTTAAGGCCAGCAGCCTCAAGCATCTCTTCAACGCTAACGTCTTGATCGACCCTAGCACCAAGTCCATGCCAAGGGACTGCACCTGCGTAGGCCATTGTTTCAACTTGATGTGACATATTAGTCTCCAATGTTTGAGGGAGGCACTTACCGGGAAGGGTCCGGCCACCACAGCCTGAACTTCTCCAGTGCCTTTCCAGTGTGTATGCATCACCTCTGGTCCAGCGCGTCGCCTCTCGGAACTGGCGCATTGCGTTATTTGGTCGTGTCAATGCTACCTTCCCGGTAAGTGCCTCTCTCGGTGTGGGCAAGCTCATCAGTGCAGGATGCCCGTGACCTGCAGACCGGGGCGATGCCCCGGTTTCGCCTTTTGGTTTCAGGTAAACGCTTTGTCCTGGCATTTCTGACACATTCCGCTGATGGTGTACTCTTTCTTTGAGAGATCATCAGTGAACTCTTTGGCATGGCCGTCGCACATCATGCACATGCCAGCTGCGATCGTTTCGACACGATCCTTCCCCATCATGTTGCCGAGGAAGGCATCAATGCCATAGACTTTAGGAGTTGCTTCAGTCATTTTCTTTCTCCTCATAGTAGTAAGCCCTGTCTCATCAGTTGGGGGAGGGCAGATCCCCAAGACCGACCCGAAGGTCGGTTTCGACTAAATTTGGGTGAATCCGAAAGAGGTGCACAGCCACTTTGAGCCGTCTTCCTTCTCGACGATGTCGCCAACGCTCATGGAGTGAAGGTCGGCGTGGCGGCGAACCATCTTCTCGTCAACCTCGCTCCAGCGGTTCATGACCGCAAAGCCAACTTCGAGGTCGTCAGTGCTGACATCCGCAACGTGATTGTAGAGGCCAAGCTCCTGTGCCTTCTCAATCTTGCCGAACGTGGCGTCGAGGTAGGCTGGGTAAAACTCCGGAACAGGCTCGTTGTTGCGGCTGGCCATATTGACCTGATTGACTTGAGGAGTGGTGAGAACGATCTGGTGGACTTTCAACATGATGTTGACTCCCTTTAAGGTGGTGCCCTGACTCATCAGTGTGGGGAGGGCAGATCCCACAGACCGGGCAACGTGCCCGGTTTCGTCAGATGCGCTTGATGCGCTTGATGGCAACGGCTCTCATCGCACGACCTTTTGTCCAGTCGTGGTTGACTCCGTCAATAACCGCCAGAACGTGACCTCTTGTATAAATCAAGTAGGTCTCGCCATCCGCCCAGACCTTGTTGAAGCGGTCCATGTGGTGGGTGGTAACTGATCGTAGATTCTTGTGGTTGCCAGGATACTGGCTGATGAACTCTTGCTGGTCCACCGTCTCCATTTCGAAGCCAAACTCCTTGAGAGCTGAAGACATGTCCCATACGGATGAGCCTCTTCCTTTTTTGCGGCCAGCATGTTCCAGAGCAGTGTGGGCAACTAGGTAGTCAACGTTGCAGACTGCTGCCAGAGCTTTGACCGTGCAGTCATTGCTTTCTCCGATAGAGTCAGCAGCAACCTGCATGGAGTTGAACTTGTCAGTCATGATGCGTTTATCAGAAGCGATGCCAACCATGATGGCCTCCTCTTCTTTGATTGGTGGGCTGTCTCATCAGTTGGGGTAGCCCGTTTCCCCAAGATCGGGCAGTGTGCCCGATTTCGACTTTGTTGTTTGACTCGCAGAGTTTGCGTGCCCCTCGCTGGGGTCGGATCTCTTGCCGGAAACCAGGAACCGTCTTTTGGGGGTCAACCCACCTGCGAGGATCAAGAGCCATCGGGCCAGGTGCCGGTTCCTACCGGACCCTAGTATTATCGCTGAAAATGGCACAAAAGAAAAGTGTTTTTTCACTAATTCTTAGATTTTCTTTTTAGCCTTTTCAACGATTTAACGATTTTCTTCTCTGCCAATTTGAAAAACCTTTCATTTTATATAAAACTGGGGCATAATAGGCGTGCTGGATCCCCAACAGCACCATACCTTTTGGATGGGGAATGAAAGGAGGCCATGATGGCCAAAGCAATCACTAAGAAGAAGTCAACCGCTGTCTCAGTTGCTAATGCGTTTGACGGAGGCAACACAGGCCTCGAAAATGTAGGGGCCAACGATCTACTGGTTCCTCGCCTCTCGATTCTGCAGGCGCTCTCACCGCAAATCTCCAAGAAGAAGGCTGAGTACATTGAAGGTGCCCAGATTGGTGACATCTGCGATATTGGCACTGGTGAGGTTTTCAACGATGGCATTTTATTCTTGCCGGTGTTTTACCGCAAGGATTATCTTGAGTGGGCACCTCGTGCCAGCGGCCAAGGCTTGGTCAACATCCACTCTGACCCTGCCATCTTGGATCAGACTACCCGCAACGAGAAGAAGCAGCCAATTCTTCCGAATGGGAATTACATTGCAGAGACTGCTCAGTTCTTCGGACTCAATCTGACAGCCGAAGGACGCAAGTGTTTTCTGCCAATGGCGTCGACCCAGCTCAAGAAGGCTCGTAAGTGGCTCACACTTGCCACTGGCGAAAAGCTGACGAGGGTCGATGGTTCAACTTATACGCCGAAGCTCTTTTATCGGTGCTACCATCTCACAACCGCTGAGGAGTCCAACTCTGAAGGCGAATGGGCTGGTTGGAAAATTGACCGTGGCGCCACGCTGCCTGAATTGGAGGCAGAGGGTGTTGTGGCTGATTGGCAGTCAATCAAATCTGACTGTGAAGGCTTCCTTGAGACTTTGATCAAGGGTAGTGCCAACGCTGATGTTGCGAGCATGCAACCGGCATCATCGACCTCCAACAATGAGGAGGATATGTGATGATTGATGTTGTCGATGAATTTGACGTCGGCACAGATGGGGAGGCTTCGGCCTCCCCGGATGCCCTGGCTTCACTTCGCAAACACATTCAGGAAATGATTGAGATGGAGGAGATCATTGACCAGCTTGAGGGAGATCTAAAGGCTGCTAAGCAATCCTTGCAGGCTTTGCGCACTGGCCGGTTGCCAGATCTTATGGCAGAGATCCAGAGCGATCACTTCACCCACAATGGCTGGGAGTGCAAGGTCACCAACTTTGTGAACGGCTCGCTGCCTAAAGGAGAGAAAGAGCGTAAGGCTGCACTTGATTGGCTCAAGGCTCATGATGGTGAAGGTCTGATTCGTACAGAGGTGAAGATGGCGTTTGGCGTCAGCCAGCACGACGAAGCAAAAAGCCTCGCTGAGTCCTTGGTTAAAGATGGCCATCCTGTGAATCTGGACCTTGGGGTCAATGCAATGCAGCTGAAGGCTTATGCCAGTGAGCGCATACGCAATGGTGAAGACATTGATGCCGACACCCTTGGACTTTACACAGGCAAGGTCGTGAAAGCGACAAGGGTGAAGAAATGATTGTGGTTGGTGCAGGCATGGCTGGCCTTTTGGCTGGTGCTATGCTCAGGGGAGAATGCTCAGAGATTATTGAGCGACAGACAGAAATCCCCAACAACCACTCAGCTGTTCTGCGGTTCCGGTCCACTGTTGTGGCTGATGTGTTGAACATCCCCTTTAAAGAAGTCAGGGTGATGAAGGCTTCTCACCCATGGCGCAACCCGGTCGCAGATGCGATGGCCTACAGCTACAAGAACACAGGGTCGTCGTCTCTGCGATCAATTACCACTGCCACTGGGGAAGTCTCCACCAGATACATTTCCCCTCCTGATCTAGTACAGCGCATGGCTGATTGTGTCATGGCACCGATCAAGTTTGGCATGAGTGTTGATAGTGGCTATTTCAAACCATGCAAGCCTGTCATATCAACAATACCAATGCCCATCTTGATGAAGATGCTTGATTGGGACATCAAGGCTGAGTTCAACCACGTCAGTGGTCGCAACATCAAGGCACGAATTGATGACATGAACGCCTACTTCAGTCTGTATGTGCCCCAGCCAGAGTTTCCAGGGTCAAGGATATCAGTCACAGGCGACGAGATGATTGTTGAGTGCCCCATCATGGATGAGCCTAACCCAGCGAGCCTTGAACAGATCATGGCCTTCGCCTCTGGGGTGATCGGGATTGGGGCTGACAGAATAAAAGAAGTGACAGTCCACGAACAACGATATGCTAAGATACTTCCTATCGACGACACAGAACGCAAGCGTTTCATTCTTTGGGCGACTGAAGTTTATAACATTTACTCTCTTGGCCGGTTCGCCACATGGCGTCCTGGCTTACTGATGGATGATGTAGTCAATGATGTTCGCGTCATTCATCGCCTGATCAATGGCGAAACTAACTATTCTCATAAATAAGGATATGAACAATGGCTTCAAGAAATTTGACCGACCTAAATGTGCACACGCCTTACAAGCTGTTCGGGCCGCAACCAGCTTATGTCATCGGGGACAAGCTGTTTCTGTTGACTTGGTCTGATAGCAAAAAGGGAGGCTGCATGATTCGTGAGGACTCTCTTGCATGGCTGAAGTCTCACCAAGACACCCACCAGTGCTTCATTCAGGCAACCAACAAGATCTCTGGGCTGAGGCTTGAGATCCCTTTGAGCGAGCTTCCTGATAGGCCATTCAGAGTTTATGGGGATTGTGATGGCTTCTTCATTTACCGTGGAGACTTTGAGCAGTTTACTTCTCTTTCTCAAGAGACCCACACACTGATTGTGCCAGAGCCACAGCCTGTCAACTCTGTTCACATCACTGAGATATCAGGTTACGCCAAGAGTACCAATCCGAGCTTCTCAACGTTGTGTGCTGGGGTGGCGAAAAAGGGATTCCTGGGCCCATTCCTCAGAGACTATGCTGGCAACATTTACGTGATAGAAAGGTAAGCCAATGAAAGTATCCCTTATCGATTGCACAGGCATGGGAACTGATGACCCGTCCAATTATGCAGCGTCCATTCTTATTTTCACCAAGAGCACACGGCTCGAGATGAAGCCTGGATTGCTGACTGAAATCAAAGCATGGCCGTGGAAGAAAAAGGAGGAGGAGTTGACCTACATGGCCAATACCATTCCATCCTCCTGGGAGTTCTGCCATTACACGTTCATGATTGAAGGTGTCACCAGAGCGTTCACCCATCAGCTGGTCCGGACGCGCACAGCCTCCTTTGCCCAGCAAACGATGAGGGTGCTTAATGTTGAAGGGTGGAAATATGGAACAGGCCCGACTGTGGCAGATGACCACCGGCGACAGGGCTATTACGATAACGCCATGACTGTCATCGACAAAGCGTATGCGGAGTTGATAAAAATGGGTGCCAAGACTGAGGATGCTCGTGGGATCCTGCCAACGAACATTCACACCAATATCGCCATGGGTGCCAACCTTAGAGTGCTGTGTGAGATGATCCGCAAGCGATCATCCCCACGAGTTCAAGGGGAGTATCGTGATTTCATCTCCCTGCTCAAATCCCAAATCCTTGTGATCCATCCATGGGCTGATATATTCTTTGCCCAGAACTTTGACAAGGCTGCAGATGACCTTTGCTCCCACCTCATTGACGCTAATGGGCTGAACGAGAACCAACGCACAGCTATGATCAAGCTGGTTGACCAAATGAGGGCAGGATAATGTTGGGCAAATTCTGTCCAGAGCTGCCATTTGATCTGGAAGAATTATTCTGGTTGGGGATGGACAGAAATATTCCGACACTCCAGAACCAATCAAAAGGGTTGGCCCTTAACCTAGGTGCTGGCAACAAAGTAATCGAGGATACCATCCCTCTGGATTATCCAAACTGGGATGCCGACATTGAGCCATTGCCATTTGTGGCAGGAGAAGTTGGCGTTATCCATGCCTATCATTTTCTTGAGCATATTAAAAATCCTGTGGCTATGCTGCAGGAATTCCAGCTAGTGAGGGTGCCATGACCTCAATCGTCGTCGATATGGATGGTACGCTGTCCAACTGCAAACACCGCCAGCACCACGCAGAGCAAGGCCAATGGGACGAGTTCCACTCTAAGCTGTCAGAGGACAAGACCTACTATGACGTGCAGTGGCTACTTGAACGGTTGCCTGATTCAATCCAGGTCATCGTCTTGACTGGCCGCAACGAGACCTATCGCTCAAAGACCTTTGAGTGGCTGAGCGACAAAGGCATATTCGTTGACATGTTGCTGATGAGGCCCGATGGTGACTTCCGGCCAGATCATGAGCTAAAACCGAAACTGCTGGAGGAGGCGTTTGGTTCAAAAGACCTCGTCATTGACAATGTCATGTTTGTGCTTGATGACCGGGACAAGGTCGTTGAGGCTTGGCGCAATTATGGTTTGGACTGCTGGCAGGTCCGGCCAGAAGGCTACTGATGCAAAGCAAGACTATGAGCATTGTGGAGATCGTCAGCAGCAAGTCTGTTGGGTTCACAATGGCCTTGGGCCTGACCTATTGGGTCGTCCCGTCGATATGGGGAGTTGAGGTCGGTGCCGAAAGTGCATTGCTTGTGACTGCTCTTTACACAGGTGTGGCTTTAGCAAGGTCATATATTTTCAGGCGGTTGTTCAACTGGCTGTCAATCAGAAACAAGGAGGAGAGAAATGAAGAAGGTGCCAGAGCTTCTGCACCAGGCAGCAGCCATATTCGAGGATCGCAACAAGTTGTACGGGGACAACTACAAAAGGTTCGGCGGGATAATGCAGCAGCTGTTCCCAGACGGCCTGACTCTGAGCTCCCCAGAAGACTTCAACCGCATCGGCATTTTTGTTCAGATACTGTCAAAATTTACACGGTATGCTGAGCTTTTCTCTGAGGGTGGTCACTCTGACTCTCTTGATGATGCTGCTGTCTATGCTATGATGCTTCAAGAGCTTGACACCGACAGTGAACCAGAGCTGCCATTTAATGCAGCACACGAAGTTGACAAAATGAGAGGAAGAATTTGATGGCAAAGAAAGAGGAAAAGCCCAAGGGTTATACCATGGTCATAACTGACCCGGATGGTAAAGAAATGATCCGCAAGTTTGCACCAGCTAAGATTATTGACCAAGCCAATTTCACCAAGGTGCACAAGGTCAAGGCTCTCTTGAATATATTCAGCAAATGACATGCACGCTCATTTTCGACACAGAAACCACTGGCCTCATTGACAACTCCCTGATCAGGGAGCAGCACCAGCCTAGGATAATCGAGTTCTTCGGCAATATGATCAATGAGAAAGGCAAGGTCATCGAGGAGTTGGAGTTCTTCGTGGACCCTGGCATCCCCATCCCACCGATCATCACCAAGATCACCGGCATCAATGCACAGACCTTGAAGGGTGCTAAGCCATTCAACGAACATGCTGATGCAGTCATCAAGTTGATTGGGTCTTCGGATGCTGTGGTGGCTCACAACCTGAGCTATGATCATGCCATCATGGAGTTTGAGATGCGGCGGCTGGGTCTTCAGCCAGAGTGGCCTGACACAATGGTGTGCACTGTTGAGGAGACTGAATGGTTCAAGGGTCACCGGCTCAAGCTGCAAGACCTTTATGAGTATTTGTTTGGCGAGGTGTTTGAGAATGCCCACAGGGCACGCAACGATGTTGATGCTCTTACCCGGTGCTTCAATGAGCTCAGGAAGCGAGGGGACATCTGATGGCACGTATCCGCACAGGCTATTCCTTTCGCAATGCTGTGGGCAAGCTGGACAATGTCATTAAAAGATTGTCCGAAATACACAACGAGGATGGAATCTACCCAGCTGCACCTATCACCGACAGAGCAAGTGCATTTGGCTGGGTGCGCTGGTCGAAGCTCTGCGAGGACCACGACGTAAGGCCTGTGTTCGGGGTTGAGCTGGCTGTGACCAAGTCCATCAATGAGAAGCGACCGGTTGCTGACCACTGGACATTCATAGCTGGCAAGAGCCTCGTGCCAATCAATCAGCTCATAGAGCTAGCCACGCAGCAATTCCGGTATCAGCCATTGCTGACCTATGAGCAAGCCTTGGCCAGTGGTGTAACAGTTATCGTCGGGCACCGTTCAGACCTGGACTCTGTTCCTCTTGGCAAGGACATATACATCGGCCTGGGCCCAGCCACCAGCAAGGGTTACATCGCCAAGGCTCTGAAGTTGAAGCATCAGCTGATTGCTGTGAGCGATAACAAGTATCCTTGGGCAAATGACCAAGGATTTTACGAGGTGGTGTGCGGCCGGAATGCCAGCACCCAATCGTACCCTCAGCACATATTATCGGACAAAGAGTGGAAGAAGGCAGTGTCTAAGGCTGTGCTCAGCCCTAAAACCCTACGCCAAGCGATGCTGAACACAAAGTCTGTTTTAAATAAATCTGTGGCAAAACTTGAGCAAGCTCATTTACTAATTCCGGAGAAGCCAAAGGCTTTACTGACGATGTGCCTTGAAGGTGCAGAGAAGTATGGCATTGATTTGAGCGATCCAATTTACAAAGAGCGCATGGATTATGAGCTTGGGCTGATAGCTGAGAAGCAATACGAGGATTATTTTTACATCGTCGCTGACATCTGCGAGTTCGCTCGCAGCAGGATGATTGTTGGACCGGCTCGTGGTTCGTCGTGCGGAAGCCTTGTGTGCTACATGCTTGGCATTACAACCATTGACCCAATCCCCTATGGCCTTATCTTTGAACGGTTCATTGACATCAACAGGGATGACTTGCCAGACATTGACATCGACTTCTCTGATCAGCAGAGGCAGCTGGTCTTTGATTACATCAAAGACAAGTATGGCAAGGAGCGATGCGCTCGGCTCGGCACAGTGGCCATGTACAAGTTCAAAAGTGCACTGGGTGAAAGCGGTGCTGCCCTTCACGTCCCCCGGTGGAAGTGCGATGCTGTGAGCGAGTCAATGATCGTGCGGTCATCAGGCGACTCACGTGCACTGAACACCCTCGAGGATACGATGAAGACTATGCCGGCTGGCATTGAGCTGCTGGAGGAATTCCCTGAGATGATGGTGGCCACCAAGATGGAGGGTCACCCACGGCATTACTCCCAGCATGCGGCTGGAATCTGCATCGCTCAGAACCCCATCACAGACACCATCCCCATTGACCACCGCTCTGGCGCCACCATGTGCGACAAAAAGGATGCTGAGGATTTGAACCTGCTCAAGATTGATGCATTGGGCCTGACCCAGCTGAGTGTGTTTGAAGATTGCCTTGAGCTGGCAGGATTGACCAGAGACGAGCTGGGTGATATCCCACTTGACGACAAGGCTGCATTTGATGTCTTGAATGATTCACATTTTGCTGGCATCTTTCAATTCAATGGGATGGCCCTGCAATCCATAATCAAGCAGTTCAAGGTGAAGTGTTTCGACGACATCGTCTGTGTCACTGCGTTGGGTCGGCCAGGTCCACTAGCCTCTGGCGGTGCCCATGAATGGATCAGGCGCAAGAATGGCATCAACCCAATCACCTACCCTCATGAGATATTTGAGCCTTACCTGAAGGACACCATGGGCATCGTCCTGTTTCAGGAGCAGGTGATGCAGATTGGTAAGGAGATTGGTGGCCTTGATTGGGAAACAGTCAGCACACTCCGCAAGGCGATGAGCAAGTCACTGGGCAAGGAATACTTTGACCAGTTCGGTGACCCTTGGAAAAAGGGTGCACTGGCCAAGGGTGTTGACCCCAAGGCAGCCGACAAGATCTGGGATGACCTGTGTGCGTATGGTTCATGGTCATTCAACAAGAGCCACTCTGTGGCCTATGGCATGATCAGTTATCAATGCTGTTGGCTCAAGGCACATCACCCATTTGAGTTTGCAGCTGCCACTCTCAGCCATGAAAATGACCCTGGGAGGCAGATCCAGTTGCTCAGGGAGATGCATGCAGAAGGCTACAGCTATGTGCCAATTGACCCAGAGAACTCTGGCCGGAAATGGTCGATCGGAGACAGGGACGGAAAAAAGGTTCTTGTGGGCCCATTGAACAACGTCAAGGGCATAGGCCCGAAGCTGGTGGCCAACATCACAGCTGCCCGTAGCCGTGGTGAGCCAATGCCTGACCGTGCACGCAAGCTGATGGAGAATGCCGTCACTCCGATTGATTCTCTGTGGCCGATACGTGATGGGTTCAGGAAGCTGCTGCCTGAACCTGCTGAGAGAAACATATACACACCACCCACCAACATTGAAGATGTGCAGATTGAGGCAGATGATTACGAGACCCTTGTGTTCTGCACACTGAGCAAGATCAATCCACGTGACGAGAACGAAGTGGTGATCGTGGCAAGGCGAGGCTATGAGGTCAAGGATGGCTTGACCACCTCACTGAATTTGCAGTTGACAGATGACACAGACACTGTCTTCGGAAAGATTGACCGCTGGAAATTTCCTAAGATGGGCAAAGAGATTATTGATCGTGGTCGTGTGGGCAAAGCTCTGTACGCTATTAAAGGCAGGGTGCGTGGCGGTGGCTCATTCCGCATGATCATGATCAAAGGCATCAGATACATAGGAGACTTGGATGAAAATTAAATCGCTTGATGATCTGAAATCAGTCAGAGCATATCTAACAAGGGTGGGGGCAGAGGCCCGATCCCTCAAGACAGCTGTTATCAGGGAGCAGTTCGGTAACTATTGGAAAGACCTTGCAATCATCCGTTTCAACAAGGAAGGCGAAGTCAATTGCTCGGTCGCTGAGCACGCACCAACAGACTTGGAGGAGGCTTCCATCAAGCAGGAGTTCGCCAACGTAGAGTGGCCGACCATCAAGCCTCTGCACTCCATCGTCAAGCCTCCCAAGATGATCAAGGAAGCTGCCAAGGAGGACATATACGAATTCAGGAACACTACTGGTGAGATCATCTTCATTCAGGTACGCATTGAGCGTGAGGGAGACAAGAACTATGTGCCCTGGACCTTCTGGGACGATGACACGTGGCGGTGTTGTGAGCCTGACGGTCCATTGCCTTTGTACGGCGCAGACCGGCTCAAAGACAACTACGCAGTCTTCATCCACGAAGGAGCCAAAGCTGCCAGACACTGCCAGTGGATGGTTGATGCCGAGGAGGACAATGCCAAGAAGACTTTGGCGACGCACCCTTGGGGCAAGGAGCTAGCTGGTGCAGCTCACATAGGTTGGGTCGGTGGGGCCATGAGCCCGTACCGCACTGACTGGTCAATCCTGCAGAAGATGGGAATCAAAAGAGCATACATCGTAGCGGACAACGACGAGCCTGGGAGGGCAGCTGTACCAGCGATCTCTCAACAGCTCCGGGCACCAACATTCATGATTCAATTCACTAATGAGTGGCCAGCATCGTTTGATCTGGCTGATGAGTTCCCTGAGTACTTGTTCGGTGAGGCTGGCGAGGCGCGACACTATGTAGGACCTAGCTGGCGCGATTGCCTGCATCCTGCCACATGGGCCACCGATCTGGTAGCTAACCCCAAGGGCAAGGCCACCCCGGTACTCAGGGATTCATTCAAGCATATGTGGTCTTACGTTGAAGAGGCTGACATGTTCATCTGCACTGAGATGCCTGAGATCATCCGCTCAGAGCCGATACTGAATAAGATGCTGGCACCCTTCAGCCATGCAGCAGAGACTTCCCGGCTCATCACCAAGGCATATAGAGGCAGGTCCACTAGGGTGTGCTACCGTCCTGATCATGATGGGTTGTTGGTGACATTTAGGGGCAGCTCGGCAATCAACTTGCATGTCCCAACAAACATTAAGTCTGTCAAGGGTAATTCAAAGCCTTGGGAGGGCTTCCTGGGTTATATGTTCATGAATGAGAGCGAGTGCCATGAGGTCATGAGGTGGTGTGCAACCCTGATCGCCAAGCCAGAGATACGCATGGGCTACGGCATGTTGCTGGTCTCTGAGAAGCAAGGCATAGGCAAGACGACCCTAGGTGCCCACATCCTTGCGCCATTGGTAGGGGACCAAAATGTAGGCTTCCCTGGTGAGACTGACATAGCCAATTCAGCCTTCAATGACTGGATGGCCAACAAGCGCCTCGTCGTTGTGGGAGAGATATATTCCGGTCACTCATGGAAAGCCTACCACGCACTCAAGCCGGTGATTACTGACAGGGACGTGACCGTCAATCAGAAGTACATGAGGCAGTACCGTATTGAAAACTGGTGTCATGTGCTGGCCTCATCAAACTCCATGCGTGCATTGAAGATGGAGAACGATGATCGACGATGGTTCTATCCGGAGGTGAGCGAGGTGGCATGGCCCAAGAGCAAGTTCCGTGACCTGCGCAAATGGATTGATGGTGGTGGGCTAGCCATCATCAAGCACTGGGCAGAGAACTTCGGAGATTACGTTGATGTAGCTGACCGAGCGCCTATGACCGAGCGCAAGAAGGAGATGATTGAAGGCTCAAGGAGCGAGGCTCAGGCCGAAGCTGTGGCCTTGGCTGAAAGCCTAGCCGACTCTCAGGTTCCTGGCGCTATGGCCATGAAAGATGTGGTGATGTGGGTGCGCCAAGCCTCGCAGGGTAGGGTCTTTGACTCTGACTATGAGCTGCGCAAGGCGATGACTGAAGCTGGCTTACGCTCATGGCCGAAGAGGGTGAAGATTTCTGGCCGTTTGCAAAATGTGGTGATGAACGAGTTGCTGTGGGACGAGGCTAAACGTAACAAGGCAGACTCAATTGAAACCATTCGTGAGGCGTGCAAAAAGCCTTCCGAGTTTATGGAGTCAGCAATGTGATTGAAAGATATCAAAAGGGACATGTGAACGGGTTCGTGCCGCTTAGGTCAGGCAACATGGTGCATTTGATGATACCCAAGTGTGGGACCAACACTGTCGCTGAGGTGCTTCAGCATCGCAATGGCTGGGAGCGGTTCAGAGAAAAGATGTTTGATGAGGAGTGGGAGTACACTGCCATTGTGCGTCACCCTGTTGACCGTTGGGTGAGTGGGGCAATGCAATACGAGCAGGGTGGACAGCAGCGTCGGCATGGGTCTGTTGACAATGCCATTAAGAAGATGGTGTTTGACTGCCACACAGCGCCACAATATCTGTGGCTGATGGGCTTTGATGGTCATGTCAATCTCAAGTTGTTCAAGCTAGAGCACATTAAGCGTTTGTGGGAGCATCTTGGCATTACAAATTGGCGTGGAGTGCACAAACAGAAACGGATATACTTCCCAGGCCGAAGCAAGTTGGTGCTTGAGGAGAAGCATGAGGAACGCATCATGGATCACTATGCTGAGGATATGAGACTTTATGAAAGGGCAGAATGATGGCTGAGATAATAGGTGTGAAGAGGCCAGCGTGGCCTGTGAGGATGGAGATCAATGGCAAGGGTGTAAAGCTCAATGCTGATGGTAGTGTTGAAGGAGACATTGATGAGTTCATTAAGGAGGGTGAAGGGTATAAAGGTGATCTTGGTCCTCTTGGTGTTCCGCTTTGGTTGGTGCTCATACACCTGAGAGAAGAGAAAATATTCCAGAATGTCAGCAAAAATCAAGTGTGAGCGCGATGTGCGCAAATGGGTCACTAAAGAGTTTGGTGATCAGGTGCTGTGGGTTGAACATGCCTCTGGTGGCAGTGTTGGCTTCCCTGATTGTGTGCTGCTCATGGATCAGATGTGCTGGCCGATGGAGCTTAAATATGGCAACATTAAGAATGGCTATTGGTCTGGGTGGCTTCGTTCTGCACAAAGGATGGTTGGTAAACAGTTCTTGAAGCATGGTGTGAAAATGCACATCCTTGTTGGTTCGGAATTTGAAAAGGTGCTATGGCTGTGCTCTTTTGAAAAGTATTTTCAGGCTGGTGAAGATGATAAAGAGGTGAAAATGGAACCTGTTTCCTGTCGGCTTGATGTTGTTTCTGCATTGTCCAAGTTGCCTGCAGCTAAAAAGCTGTGTGATGGGCTGTCGTGATTGTGGAAAAAACCAAAAAGTTAAGTCCTTGTTTTCATTGAATACTGAGGTTCGGAGTTCGCTTTTTTTGCTTGTTTCAAGACTTTCAGGGAATTAATAAAGAGAAAGTAATTCCTAAGAGTTTTGGAATACAATGAAAAAAGCGAACTCCGAACCTTGAGCCATACAGACCTGAAACTGTGTGATTTGAAAACACACTTTGGCTTTATATAAAACAGGAATTTTTATTTTGTTTCTTTTTGTGGCAGTTTGGTGCATAACTTCTGTACCGTTTAGAACGGCGTGTTTACGGATTGGGAAGTGTGGCTGTTAAAAAATCAATGAATGGCACAGGCAAGGAGGCCACGCAATTTAAAGCAGGCAATCCTGGTCGTGCCAAAGGCTCGAAGAACAAGCGCACTGTGGCTGTGGCCGAAGCACTGCAGTCAGCGTTTGATGGCATTGGTGGGGTTGATGCTCTTATCAAATATGCAAAGACAGACACCGAAGGCTTTTATAAGCTATGGGTCAAGATGCTCCCACAACAAATTAAAGCAGACATAAGCATGAACGCTCCACTCATTGAGATCATCCAAGAGGGGAGGCGACGTGCATCACACAAACAAAGTTGATCCTGAGGTGATGCTGTGTGAGGACATGGCGCTCTTTTATACTGACCCATTAGGGTTTGTGATGTATGCATATGACTGGGACAATGATGCATCAATTCAGATAGTTGAGTTGGCTGAGCCATGGGCCAGTAAGTATAATAGTAAGTATGGTCCTGATAAGTGGTCATGCAAGTTCCTTGATCGTTTGGGTGAGGAAGTTAAGAAGCGAGGCTTTGATGGCATCAATGCTGTCAACCCCATACGCATGGCAGTGACGTCTGGCCATGGCGTAGGCAAGAGCGCAATGACTGGTTGGTTGGTCAACTGGATCATGAGCACTCGCCCATACGCTCAGGGCACAGTCACTGCCAACACATATGCTCAGCTTGAGACCAAGACGTGGGCCCAAATCATTAAGTGGACTAAGAAGTGTGCCACATCACATTGGTTCGCAACGTCAGCCACTAAGATGTATCACAAGGACCACTCGGAGTCCTGGTTTTGTTCAGCCCAGACATGCCGTGAAGAGAACAGTGAGGCATTCGCTGGTCAGCATGCTGTGAACAGTACATCCTTTTACATCAATGATGAAGGCTCTGCCATTGCCAATATCATTTATGAGGTGCAGGAGGGTGGCCTGACCGATGGTGAGTCTATGCAGTTTAACTTTGGCAACCCAACACGCAACACTGGCTTCTTCCGTGAGTGCTGGCGCAAGTTCCGTCATCGCTGGATCACATTCAAGGTGGACAGCCGTGATGTTCAGATCACCAACAAAGAGCACCTACAGTCGCTCATTGATGACTATGGCATTAATAGTGACACTGTCAAGGTGCGTGTACTAGGTGAGTTCCCAGCCCAGTCATTCAAGCAATTCATCAACGAGGCTGATGTTGAGGCAGCCATGGATCGTCACATCAAGCAGACATCCTACAGCTTTGCACCCAAGGTCATTGGCGTTGACCCGTCATGGTCAGGAGATGATGAGTTCGTCATAGGCATTCGCCAAGGACTCTTTTATAAGCAGCTGGGTAAATGGGAGAAGAATGATAATGATATTGAGATGGCCAACATCATTGCACGATTTGAGGATGATGAGGGAGCTGATGCTGTCCACGTTGACGGTGGGTTTGGCACTGGCATTGTGAGTGCTGGCAAGACCATGGGTCGCAACTGGCAGATTGTATGGTTTAGCGCCAAGAGCCCAGATGTCGGTTGCATGAACCTGCGTGCCTATATGTGGAACCAAACACGTGTGTGGCTTAAGGACGGTGGGTGCATCCCTAAGGACGACATCCTTCATAGTGACCTCACAGGCCCAGAGACTGTGCCTCGTGTTGATGGCAAGATCCAGCTGGAGTCCAAAGAGGATATGAAGCGTCGTGGTGTGCCATCGCCCAACAGAGCTGATGCTCTGGCTCTGACATTTGCTATGCCTGTGGTCAAGGTTGATCATGTGCCAGTTAAGAAACAGAAAGCCCAGCATGACTTTGACCCATATGCACAGGAGAACGCATAATGTGTATTGGCCCTTTCGCACCTAAAATCCCATCACCACCCAAGTTTGAGCCACCGCCAGTTCCGCCACCACCGCCGCCACCTCCCACCAAGGCGAATGAATCGGTGAGGCGGGCACGTGAGGATGCTGAAACGCGTGCACGCCACCTTGCTGGTGACCGTTCAACCATTGGCCCCCTAGGTGCACAAGGACTATTGGTGCCAGAGAATACTGGCAAGACAACTCTGTTAGGAGGTTAGACCGATGTGTGGAGGATCAGCGCCATCACCACCAGCGCCAGCGCCAGCGCCAGCGCCGCCACCGCCTGCTCCGTTGCCTCCCAAGGCACCAAAGGGCAGTAGGCGTCGTGCCAATGCAGCTTACTCAGCAACAAGGTCCAGGAACTCTGGAGCTTTGCAGCAGACAGGCGCAAGTGCAACCATCGGATCAAGCACCTTGCTGTCACAGGTAGGAGCAGGGTCCACTGGCAAGACTCTTTTAGGAGCTTAACTTGGCCACAGTCAATCCCATCGCAGGATCCAGCAACACAAAGCCCACCACAGCGCATGATTATGTCACACGCCGCATTGGTGCTATGAACTCAGAAAGAGCTTCGTGGGACTTCCATTGGAAAGACTTAATGGATAACTTCTCTCCTCGCAGAGGGAAGTTTCTATCCACTGACCGGAACAAAGGCGCTAAGCGAAACACATTATCAAATAATACACCTTTGTTCGCTAGACGAGTTCTGGTCAGTGGGCTTATGACGGGCATCACCAGCCCAGCAAGACCTTGGTTCCGGCTGTCATCGCCAGACCCTGACATGGATGACTTTGGCCCAGTACGTGAGTGGCTTGACAGTGCAGAGAAGCTGATGTACAAAGTGTTTGCCTCGTCCAACTTGTACAAGGCGCTGCCACTCATTTACGAAGAGGCAGGAGTCATCGGTACAGCTGCCATGATCCAAGAGGATGATTTTGACAACGTCATACGCTTCACCAACTTCACTGTTGGCGAGTACATGCTGGACATTGATGGCAGGTTGAAGGTGGACACATTTGGTCGTGAGTATGAGATGACCGTTCACCAGTTGATTGATGAATTTGGTTACGAGAATGTCAGTCGGACTGTTCAGAACCTTTATGACGTGGGCACATATGGCTCATGGATCAAGGTCGTCCACCTGATTGAGCCAGTCAGCAACATGGAGTTTGATGAGTTTAATCTTGATCCGAAGTTCAAGTGGCGCTCTATCTATTATGAACCAGGCAGGGACGGCCTACATAAGACCAAGTTCCTCCGTGTCAAAGGCTATGAGAATTTTCCAATCCTTGCCCCTCGTTGGGATGCCAAGGCAGGTGACATATATGGATTCAGCCCTGGCATGGATGCTCTGGGCGATAGCCGGGTACTGCAGGTTCAAGAGCGTGAGAAGGGCAAGGCAATTGCCAAGATGGTTGCCCCACCGACCACTGCTCCAAGCGCACTCAAGAATACCAATGTCAGCTTGCTTCCTGGAGCGAACAACTTTAGTGATGACCCTAATAACATCTTTAAGCCGATCTATCAGGTTAACCCCAGAGTGGCAGAGCTGAGTGCAGACATACAGTTGACAGAGGATCGCATCAACAGAGCCTTTTACGTGGATCTGTTCCTGTTGATCAGTCGGCAGGACGATATACGCACAGCCACTGAGATCAACGCAAGGCAGGAGGAGAAGCTGCTTCAGCTAGGTCCAGTGCTTGAGGGCATGCATGACGAGCTACTTGACCCGCTCATTGACAACACCTTTGCTCGCCTGATGAGGCTGAGTGAGCCGGGATGGTCAGACGAAAGCCAGCCCCAGATGCTTCCGCCACCTCCTGATGAGATCTTCGGTGCAGAGCTCAAGGTTGATTACATCAGCATCCTCGCTCAAGCCCAGAAGCTGGTAAGCACTGGCGCTATGGAGCGTTGGGTTGGGTTCACTGGTCAGCTAGCTGGCTTACGGCCGGAAGTTCTTGATAAGCTCAATGCTGACGAGATCGTTGAGATCATGGCAGATGATCTTGGTGTTCCGAACCAAGTGGTTATTGGTGAGGAGCAGGTTCAAGAGCAACGTCAGGCACGTGCCGAGAAGATAGCGCAGCAAGAGACTGCACAGAGCCTCCAAGGTGTAATAGAAGGAGCCAAAGGATTAAGCGACACCGATACCACTGCTGGCAATGTGCTGGGTGATCTTGTTGGTGGGTTGAATTCGCAGGGAGGCCAATAATGGCAGAAGTAGCTGAAGACTTTACTGACCCACGGCAGCACAAAAAGCGAAGCAAGGCTTTCAAGCTGCGTGAGACAAAGGAGAAGGAAGACTTAAGCAAGATGCTTAAAGACCCATCAGGGCGCAGAGTGCTATGGCGGATCATGGAGCAATCAAAATTGTTGGCGCCAGATATGTTCACTGGCAACAGCACCACTTTTTACAACCTGGGCAAGCGTGACCTCGGTCTTTGGTTGTACAACGAAATCATGGGGTCAGAACCTCAAGCGTTCATGAAGATCATGGACGAGCAATTAAAGGAGACGTTACATGGCTGAAAAAGTTGCGGAAGAAAACACCGAACCCGCAGGTGAAAGTCAAGACGAGTCTTCAGACGATAAGGACGTGACCTCCTCGGCCGACGAAACCTTATTGACTAAAGACGAAGCTGCTGATCAAGATGCCGACAAAGCAGAGGACACCGAGAGTGACGATGCTGAAGGCGACGGTGAAGCAGAGCCTGTTGATTACGAAGATCTTACAATGCCTGAGGGCATGGAGATCGACGAGGCAATGTTGGGAGAATTCAAAGATATCGCTGCCAAGATGAATGATGGTAAGGGATTGTCCAAAGAAGATGCCCAGCTGCTTGTTGATTTCAGAGCTAAGACCGTCAAGGATTCAATAGGCGAATGGGAGCTCAAGTTCTCTGAGTGGCGAGGCGAACTGCTAAGCGACAAAGAGATCGGTGGTGACAAGTTTAAAGCAGAAACTGTCCCCAACGTCCTTGCAGCCACCGAAAGGTATGGCGACAAGGAGATGCTTGTCCTCCTACAAACGAACAAGATGTATGGTGAGAACCCTGCACTCGTTCGCATGCTAAACCGTGTCGGGGAAACACTGCGAGCAGATCAACACGCTCGTGGAAGAGCGTCGGGACCGAATGATGAAGAAGCTCGGTTGCGTCGCATGTATCCAAGCCATTACAACGAGGACGGGACCATGAAAGAACAAACGACTGGTTCCAAGTCTTAGTTGCATGCTAAATAAGGAGAAAAGCAAATGGCAACTCTCTCTGTCAAAAATCCCACTTTGCTGGATCTGGCTAAGGCCACTGATCCGGATGGTGGGATCGCAGACATCGTTGAGATCCTCTCTGAAACGAATGAGGTTCTTGATGACATGACCTGGGTCGAGGGCAACCTCACCTCAGGCAATAGAACGTCGATCCGTACTGGACTGCCCACCCCTACGTGGCGCAAGATGTATGGCGGCGTGCAGCCGGACAAGGGCACTCAGACCCAAGTCGATGACACCACAGGTATGCTGGAAGCATATGCTGAGGTGGACAAGGCTTTGGCTGATTTGTCCAACAACACTGCAGCTTTCAGGATGGTTGAAGAACGTGGCCACCTTGAAGGTCTCAACCAGGAAATCGTCGATACGCTGTTTTATGGAAATGAAGACTCCGAGCCGGAAGCCTTTACTGGTCTTTCTCCTCGCTTCAACTCCACCACTGCAGCCAACGGCGAGAACGTCATCGCAGGTGGTGGCAGTGGTTCAGACAACGCCTCAATCTGGCTTATTGTTTGGTCACCTCAGACATGCTTCGGCATCATCCCCAAAGGCTCGGTTGCTGGTCTTCAGCGCACTGATCTTGGTGAAGTCACCATTGAGGATGCATCTGATGGCTCCAACTCTGGCCGCATGCAGGCGTATCGGACTCACTATCGCTGGGATGCAGGCCTCTGTGTCCGTGATTGGCGTTATGTGGTTCGCATCGCCAACATCGACAAAAGTACTCTGACTGCAGATGCATCCAGTGGTGCTGATATCCCTGACCTGATGTTTCAGGCTATGACGCAGATCCCCAACCTTTCGCTTGGTCGGGCTGCTTGGTACATGTCTCGTAACACCATGTCGTACTGTCGTCGCCAGGCAACCAATGCTACGTCTGGTTCCACTTTGACCATCGATAATGTGGGCGGTAAGATGATCACCCACTTCTCGGGCATTCCTCTGCGGCGTTGCGACAGCCTCTCCGCTGATGAAGCAACGGTCAGCTAACCCTGGATCAAGAAGGAGTATTG